GTGGTACTACGGCTTCATGTTGCTGCGTCCAGAACGCATTGCACTGTTGAAGACTGTCGCAACTATCTGATAACAGATAAGGGAATCCCCCCGAAAGGGGGGACAACCTTGCGCAAGCCCTGGAACCGATTAGCCCGCAAGGCGGGCCCTTTGTTATAAATACTCTATCTACTAAAAGGATATCGATATGCCTTCACAAACAGATCTATTAAAAGTACGTGCCCGAGCTGATTCTCTGGGTGTTCCCTATCACCACATGGCTGGTGTTCCAAAAATTCAAAAAGCTATTGATCTCCATTTGGCAACAATAGGTAAAGCCCAAGAAGCTGAAGATCTTACGGTACTAACAGTAGCAGCAGAAGCGCTACCTGTTGTACCAGAAGAAAAGGTTGTACCAAAATCTGGAGTAGCTTTCCGCGCAGAACAGGTACGGAGAAATAAACTCGAAGCCAATCGATTGGTGAGATGCATTATCCAATGTATGGATCCTCAGAAGCGCGAGTGGCCTGGAGAGCTATTCTCTGTTGGTTCAGCAAAGCTGGGCACTTTTAAAAAGTACGTTCCATACAACAGTGAGCCCTACCATATTCCTAAGATCATTTATGACATGCTGACAGAAAAGAAATGCAGTGTGTTTTACAATGCTATTGGAGATAAAGGCCATAAAACCCGGAAGAGCCGACTGATTCCTGCTTATTCTATTCAGGTATTGGATCCACTGACTCCGGAGGAGTTAAAAGCTCTCTCTGTGAAACAAGCGTTAGCACAAGGTAAAGAGGCCTAAAAAATGGCAAAGACTCCTCCAACTCCCACATATCCTGCTTACACCAATTTAGCTTTAGGTGATGGCCTACTTGATCAATTGATGAAGACTGTTGAATTCCATGTACATAGGGAATTTAAAGCACAGCGGATTACTGGTGGTGATTACGCCACAGTTTATTTGGGAGCTTTGGAGTCTGTTTTAGCTAACAGCACTCAGTACTTACTGGGTGTCATGCTATATGAACAACAGAAAGAAAAGATAGAAGCTGAAATTAAATTACTGGAGCTTGAAGGTGAGAAGTTGCGGTACGAAATTGATTTTATGTACCCAGCACAGCTTATTAAGCTGGAACAGGAAGGCTTGCTAATTGAAGCTCAGGTAAGACTGGCTGAAGCCAATATTTTGAAGACAGCAGCTGAGATTCTTAAGCTTGAAGCTGAAATCCTGATGCTTGAAACTCAGAAAGAGTTGATTGCTGCACAAATTCTGAAGATCAATGCTGAAATTGAATACATTGATGCGAAGATCCAAACTGAATTGGCGAATACTTCAATGAACTTTTCAGGTGATAGTGTTATTGGGCGTCAAACCTCACTGTTACAAGCGCAGACTCTGGGTTTTGCAGGTGATCTTGATCATAAGATTTCTAAGTTACATTCTGATTATCAATCTGTTTGGGTAACTACATACGAGCCGGATGCTGAATCAGGTTCTGCCACCTTACAAGGTATGGCAACAGGTACCAGTGTTGATGCCGATGCCTCTGGTGTATCTAAAGAAATCAGGGCTTTGGTTTGATAATGGTATGGGGCTATTTAGTAGTGATAAAAAATACTTAGCCTTTGCAGCTACTGGTGATCTAATACCGCCAGAAGACCGTGCTGATACGTTAACAAACAGTATTATCCAGGCCAGTAAGGCCAATGAAAGTATAGCAAGCGCTGTTCTGTACGCAATTGGCACCAACTTAGGTGCCAGAGCAGCAGCAATGATTAAATATGCTGCAAAGTATGATGATCCTCTTAAAACAGGTGGGTACATAAGGGGCCTTCCTACAAGTGATCAGCCCAACTTCTCCATAGCTGACGGCGTATTACTCTCTGCACTCGAACGTGCTGTAGGAGAACCTATAGAAGAGGCGCCATGGATGTTTATTGGAGGTCCTAATGAGGACTTTTTACTTGATAAACATATTCAATCTGCATATCTGGATCCTGTGTACTTTCCCTGGGGAGTTGCTCCAAGCGAACCTGTATGGGATGAGAAACTGGAGTTCATAGAAATACCAGTAATTGATCCAACTACTGGTTCATATTATGTCACTGACAATGAGCCCATATATATTCGAACTGAATATCAAGGCACTCTGACTTATGAGAATCTCCAAGATCTTCCTGCTGATATTTATGCCCTGTTAGGGTATGGAGATGTGTACTCAAGTGAATATTCTTTTGGTTTTGCGTACACAGCTAATACAGGAGAAGTAGAAACTTGGGAATCTCCTGCAAAACTGGATTTAACAGAATATGAAGGGAAAGATCTGATCCAGGTTAGATACAGCACAGTTGCTAACCCGCTTGTAACACAATATTGGATCTACATAGTTGGTTCAAATGTAGATCCGGAATTGGAATCCCGTATTGAGACAAATAATATTCTGAATAACTTCATGCCTGTAGTGATTATGATGCAGGATAGAGTCTGGTTTAATGAAGAAGAAGACTCCGAGCTGCATATAACAACTAATAAAATTTTAAAGAAGCTTGCAATAAAAGGTGATGAAATCCGGGAGGAGTTTGAAGAACAGGAACAAGCTGACCTTGAATCAGGTGAAGCAAAGAAAAAGGATCCTGAAAAGTGGGACTTTTTTATTCATTTTGCTGCTCCAGTAATGTCAAAGACTCGAGGAACTCTGGAGTACTTATACCACTTTTTCTTGGAAATGGAAAAGAACCAGCAACATACCTATGAAGATTATCAAAGGTACTTACAGAGCGCTAAAGTAAATAAAAATAATGGTTATAACTTACCTCAACCAATCTCTGAAATAAAAATTACTGAGGGTGGTGTAAATGGGTATAACGTTCGTCTTGGATGGTCTTATATTTATTCAGAAACCTTTCCTGGTAAATTTATAGGGGATGATAATAAAGATCTTCGAATAAACCACTTTGATTCAGATTTATATCAACGTCTTAAATATAATGATACGAAGTATCGAGTTGGTATAGATGAGATGCATGAGTCTGGTAGCTTAATTGGAAGATGGAATAACTATTCAGACCCAGATGCAAAGAAGTCACATAAAAATGGATACCATGATTATGTTATTTACACCCAACAGCATTACGACCGTGACGCAGATACATGGAGTCATACTCGAGTCCTTTGTATGGGCCTCAGCATGGAGTATACGATCAACACCCGCGATACCGCTGAAGGGAAGAAAGGATACAGATTCCGTTATGCTGAACCACACATCTTCGATCTCAATGAAGAAACTGGAGAGTATCTCAATGGCTTCAGGATCCCTATTCATATAGGTATCTTAAAAAATAGTCTTAGAAAGATGCATCATGAAGAGTTAATGCAGGATTCTATGAGTGCAACTGTTTTCCTGGTTAAAGAAATTTCAATACCATGGTATCAAACAGGATTCTGGAAGTGGTTGATTGTAATTATTGCTATTATCTTAATTGTACTTAGTATTATTTATGCTGGTGGTGCAGGTACTGAAACCTTGATAGGAGTTATTGTTGGAGCTTTAGGTGCCACAGGTTTGATGGCATTTATTCTGTACGTGGTACTACTGTTTGCATTTGGTTTTATTATTGGTTTGGCAAGTGCAACAATCAGTGAAGAGTTTGGTACCACTGCTGGAATCATCTTTGCACTCTTTGCAGCTTTTGCAATGGGCGGAGGTTTTAATAACTTTAGTTTAGCTAATGCATTTCCAGGGTTTTCAACATGGGGCAGTGCCCAAGTAACACTAACATCAACCCTTGCAGTAGTTAATACTGGGTTACAGATCTATTCAACACATGAATTAGCAAAGTTACAAGCAGACTTAAGAGATTTTATGCTAACTCAACGAGAAAAAGCTGATGAATTACGTGAAGCGTGGGATCAATTAGGACCACCGCGTGAAGGCTTTGATACTCTCGGTTATATGGCAGCAACCGATAGAGGCGCTACTGGAGAATCTCCTGGTAGTTATTTAGCAAGAACATTAAATGCGAACCCCGGCCTATTAGGGTATGATTTCGTATATCAGTTTGTGCCAATGTGTTTAACCTTACCGGAACAGCCTGGACAAGTAGGAACACTCGAAGCACAGTACTTATCATTTCAAAGACAGATCGGAGCAGTATAATGGCAATTGATTGGAGCAATCCGACCTCACAACCTCAGTATAATTATAATAATGCAAATGCTGGTTTTGGTACCGGTAGATTTGGCAGTTGGGGTGGAGGCCAAGGTGGTTATAACGCTTCGTCTTCTTCTGGAAACTCTGTAGGAGCACTTCAATACACTCAACCAGGCCTTGGCGAACAAGGAATGGATTTTGGGTCACAGTACGCTGCACCAGCTAATACTGGCGGTGGTTTTAATATGAATTGGGCGGGTGTGCAGAGAGGCTTTGGATTAGCAAATGCTGCTTTAAGTACTGTAGGCTTGATTCAAGGAATCCTTCAAAATAGATCAGACGCCAAGTTACGTAAGAACAGTGCACAGCGTGGATTTAATGCTAATGCTATCTTAGCGAATAATGCAATGCGTTCCCGAGAGAATGCAGGTACAGCTTTTGCAGCAGCACATGGTATTGATTACAGTGGCCCAACACAGCCAATGCGTAGAATTGGAGGCTGGGGTAAGACAGGAAAAGACGTCGGTACACCGGGATAAGAGAACATTATGGCAAAGAACCAACAAACAAGCTTTTCATTCGCTCCTTATCAAGGTAGAGCCGGTCAAGGTCCTCAATTTGGTAGAAACCTGGTTGCAGCCACTGATCAGATTGGTGAGTTTGCTCAAGAAGATGAAGCTAAAGCTAAAACGATTGCAACAAATAAAGTATTTGCCCGGGTAGCCCAGGGAGAAACGATTGAAGACGTACTCCAGACTACTGATCCTGCTTTGGTTGACGCAGCATCTTTAATGAAATGGCAAGATGAGCATAATGCCAGTGTAAGTGGTCTTGAAGTTGATCAAGCAAATATTAGATCCAGTGATGCTTCAGCTGACTTCAATGTTGCAAGAACTGCAGAAGTAGGGCCCAACGGTATAGCACAACGATCTCTTCAGAAGTCTCAACAGGAAGAAGCTGCAGCTAAAGCAGCACGTCAAGGCACTTTGGCAGAGCGTGAGGCCGAAGACTATGCAGAAGGCAAACGCGTGAAAAGCGCTGTTGCTGAAATGAATGACTATTACTTTAATGGTGGAATGCAGGCAGAGCTAGATGCTCAATATGATGAGTATGCTACCAATGAAGGATTTAACCAAGAACAAGCAGATACTTATCGAGGTGTATGGGAAAAGTATCAGCAAGATAAAATACAAAATAAACCTGACTGGATGTTACAGATGGCAAGCAGGTTTGGACTTACGCCGGCACAGTTTACTGCTAATAGTGAGTTAGGCAGACAGTATCAGGTGACTATTGATCAACAAGCTCAAAGAGAAGGTGATCAAGCCAAGATCGATGCTGATGCAGATGAGGCTTATCAAAAAGGTGTTGATGATTACCTTGGTAATGATTATTCCAGTGGTCAAATCACTGCAAGTGGTGTCACCTTTGGACCAAGTACAAATAAAGTTAGTGGTGAAGATGCTAAAGCTTTTGCTAAACAGTTAGGGTATAACGTACAGGCTGGTAAAAAAGGTAACCAGAATCACAGAGATGCTGTTGCAAGTCTGAAGGCCAACTTTCCTGATCAAGAATCTTTTCAGTATGGCTTAGAGATGCTTAAGACCATGGATGGCAAGATTGCTGATAATTTGCCTACAGTGATCACTACATTGCGAAAAGCAATGGAAGCTGCAGCTATGGAGCAGGTGTCTCAACGTACTAATTCACTGTATACCGGGCTGTCCCCTAATGAAATTGTAAATAACATGATTGAAGCTGCAGACAGCCGTTCACAAGTAAATATCAGACGTGAAGCAGAAACAGGAATTACGCAAGCAGAAACTGATTTAAAAACTGCATTATTGGCAGAAGGTGTTGAAGTAAATATTCATCCTGATAAAGTTGGTCAAGCTGATAATGCAATTGCGTATATTGAAAAACTTCGTAAAGAGATTGATACTCAGAAAAAGACTAATGGTGTTCCTTTATCAACACAGCAAATTGCTAAAAAAGAGCAACAATTACGAAGTGCTTTAACCCGTTTAGAGTCTCCTCCTCTTGAACCTTTAGGTCCTGATAGTTTCTTTCCAGGGAATAGGATTAAACCGTAAATGAGCAGATTTTCTTCGATAGTTCGTGGGCAGTTAACTAAAAGTGATGAAAAAAAGGCAGCACTGGCACGAGCATCTCAGCAGAAACGGGATGAGCTAAATCCTGCATATGCCATTAATATTGGCAATGTTGATATCCTGGATGCTGATACTGTTAGAGATAAGTTCACTGGAGACACTCTCCGTCTTGGTGGAGGTGTAGGTAATGATTTTGATGCCTATGAATCCAGCCCATTTGGTTACGACCAAAATCCTGTTAAGGAAGCCATTCATAAACAGTCTTATGCTGATGCCTTTGGGGTAAATGTTGGTGACGTCACGCGTGAAATGTTATTGGAGCGTGGTCAATTACAAAAAGCTCAATTTGCTGAAAGATTAGCAGGCGCTGCAGATGAAAATGGCAATATCAGGTATCGTCGACGTGGTGTTGATAACAACAACCGTGTGATTGCGGATATTGAAGAAAATGTTAATACAGCTCAGTTCTTGGATCAATCAGGTAACCGTGATGAAAATGCAGGTTACAAAGGTCAATTTAACTTTTTACGTACCCTCGAAGACTTCCAATCTGGAGACACTATCGAACACAATTTCGGTAGAGGTGAGCGTACTAAAACAGATGTACTAAAAGACTCCGCTATAGGCCTTACGGCAGGCGCAGGAGATATGGTTAATAGCTTGGCACAGACCGTAGCGGTTGGTTTAGGTCAAGGCAAAGAAACTGCAGAATTCTTTGAAAGTAACCGTGAAGGGCTCCAAGGCTTCCGTAAGGATTACCAATCCCCCGAGAAGACCCGGGGTGATCGGTTAGCGGGTAAACGTAGTGAACAACGTAGAGCTATTTCTTCAATGAAGAAAGCTCAATATGTTGCAGACGGCGACAGTGAAATAGTAGCTGGTACCAAAGCAGGTATTGATGAAGCTGTTGACGCTATGCAGGACTTTTGGCGCAATCCTGGACGGGCCCTGGATTCTGCAGTTGAGTCTCTGCCATATATGTTTGGTGTTGGTGCTGTAGGTGGACAGGCAGCCCGTATTGCAAGTAACAAGATCAAAAGAGAATTACTTGAAAGCATCACTAAAGGTGCTGGCAAAGCCAAAGCCAAGAAGTACACCAAAGAAGAGCTTAGTGAGCTTACTGCCAAGGCATTTCAGTCTAAACCTATTCAGGATCGGTTACGTAAGGTTGTAGACAGAACTGGTATATCAACCGTTGGTATAACTGAAGGTATGACCAACAGTGCTGAAGTCTATGCTGAGATCATGCGTCTTAGTGAAGAAGATGCTATGCAGTCTGAAAAATATCAGGCACTTCGATTTGATGAGGGTATGTCCCATGAGGATGCTCTTCATGAATTGGGTGTAAGTGCATATGCTGAATCCCTGGTAATGACCACAATCCTCGCAAGTGCTGCAGCTGCTGGTACAGGGGCGGGCGCATTTGAGGGTAGGTTATTCACAGGTATTACCAATCCAGCTAAGAAAAAGGTCACGAAGACCCTCGGTCCCAAGAAGTTTGCTAAAGGACGTGAGAAGGTCATCAAACGCCGTGCAGATGCTGCAGCTGGTGTTAAACCAAGTGTAGCGCAGAGGTTGAAACCTGTAGTAGCTCTGGCAAGTAAAGGCGCTACAAAAATTGGTAAGAAACCATTCAGTGCCGGTGCCAAGGAAACAGTTGAAGAAACTATCCAATCAGGTGGTGGTGAACTCATTGGTCAGATTACAAGCCAGGAAGCCACTGGTGAAGAGATTGGTCCAGGCGTTGGTAGTGCAGCAGCAGAAGGTGCAGTTGTAGGCTTTGTATCTGGTGCAGGCATCTCTGCAATAACTGATGGTGCTAAAGGCATATTTAAGAAGATTCTAAATCCTAAAACTACTGGTGATGATGCTGATACAGCTACAGCAACAGGAGAAGGTGGAGTTACTGTTGGTGGAGATAGAAATCTTGTAAATGAACAGCTGCGTGAGGCAGAAAAGAAGAAAGACTTCAATCCTGCAGGTTCTTTCCAAGAGTTATATAACTCAATTCAGGAAGATCTTGAAGCAGGCCCAGAGAAGACTACAGGAGCAATCTTCCGGACCTTTAATATGGCTGAGGCTTTGTTCCATAGAGCAATGCCACAATTGGCAGCAAAGCTGCTTAAAGCTGAAGCCAGTGGTGATGCTGATGCAATCAAAACAGCTACAGAGGATGTTGCAGCTTTTGAAGATGCCTTTGGCAAGCTGAATAAACAATACAAAACAGGATTACTCCGTGGTCTTCAAGAACAAGAAGCATCACATAAAGAAGGTAAGTTTGGTCCTGGAGACTTTGCTTTATTGGAAGAAGCGTCGTTACGTGGCATTCCAATTGATCCTGAGGTAAAAACTGCTGCCGGCGAGGCTATGGGACGGGTGTTTCAAGCCAACATTGAACTGAGTAAACAGTTAGAACTGCTCAATGATACTGAAGCGTTGAATGAGACTATTCAGTCTCAAATTGAAATACAGGGACTTGAAGACAATCCAGTCAAGGCAGCGGAGCTGCGTGTCACAATGTTGGAAGCCCATAACTCTAAGATGGGTAATCTGCGTTCATTTATTCCGGGTGTCAAAGAAGATGTCCCCGGACTCGAGCGCCTTGTATATGAAGTCAGTGACGCATTAACACGTAACCTGCAGCGCAGAGCAGAGGGCTTAACCACTCATTTGGTTGATACTTTTATTCCTGGGCAACAGAAGAAGATTGATTTCCTTAAGAATCAACTCAAGAAAAAGAATCCTAAGAAAACGTTTGAAATGAACGGTGTCACATATAACTGGCATGAGGAAGGTATCAAGAAGTTACTAAACCAGCTTGAAATTGAACAAGCTCAGATGGTTGAAGTAGGTACTCAGTTACAGGCTAAAGTAGCTGCGTATGGTGATGCCCGTACTGAGCAAGCTAATGCTACCAAGGCTGCACAGAAAGCAGCTAAAAAGGCTGCTAAAGCTGAGGTTGCAGAGGACGAGAAGACCAAGGCCGCCAAACTTGCTGATAAGGCTAAAAAGTTTGCAAAAGGTATTGTAGATAAGCTGGATAAATTGACCAAAGGTAAGGTCAAGGCTGTTAATACTGCAGCCAGAGATGCTGCTACCAAGTTAAAAGAAAAGATCCCAAATCATAAACTGAAGGTGCCAAAGTTAAATAAAGCGACTATTTCTGAAAAGCTTCAGTTCATTCAAGACGCTAATATTCTGTTATATAGCCAGGGAGAAGTAGAAGGTAGCGACACCCCACCTGAAGGCGAGGACGGCGGCCCGCAGGGCGAGCCGGACGACGCCTATACAAAAGACGAAATAATTCAAAAATATAATGTTGCTGTTGCTGAGGCTGAAGCCTTATCTCTGAAGGGACAATTGACCTCTGGACAGAAAAAACGATTAGCATATCTAAATGCTGAAATTAATCGCTTAGATTCTCTCTTAGAGGTTATTGCAGATCAAGAAATTGGTAAGGGAGAGCCCAATAAGCTTGGTAGGGCTCGTGGCAAACAAATAGCCAGAGCTGCTTATGCTGCTATTGAAGGTAAGAATAACCTCAAGCCTATGGAAGTATTTAATAAGCTTCTGGATGTTGAGGACAATGTTGAGCTATCTGAGCTGGAAGCTATTGGCTTTAGCCAAGAAGTAACTGCGCTTGTTGAGCGCCATAAAGAAGCCCGGGACGCTAAGAGGGATCCAAACGCTGAGGCGGAGTTGGATGTTACTTTGCGCAACCTGCAGAGTGTTGTCTCTCGTTTACAGGCCTCACTGGATAATAATGCTGAGAATCCAATTGAAATCTCTACTTGGGCACGGTATTTGGAATCCTTACGGGATAATGAAGCTATTCCTGAGGCTGTAAAGAGCCGACTAAATGAATTTCATCGTAATACTGGTACAGATACCGCAGCTGATTTAGCTGACCGGAATACAAGTAACGCTGACTTACAGGAAATCATTTCAGAGGAAATTAAGTTTGCGCAGGAAGAGGCTAAACGTCTTGTTGAGGAATATACTGACAATCCTGCTGAACAGGCACAAAAACTACAGCCTATTAATAATATGGGTGAGCCCCGTACTTTTCCACAGACGGATAAAATTAAGTCCACTGTTGAGCTGGAAACAGATCCCAACAATATTGATGATACTGAATCTGCACCAGTAGGTGCCAGTGGTGTTATTGAGCGTTTGAAGACACCTGCTCACCAGCGCCTTACTAACTATGTCAATTACTTGGTAGATGTTCTTGGAGAGGAGATTGATACCGATATCCAGAACAAGATACGTGGCGCCCGTAAAGGCCTACGTGATCTGGATAACCCAATACAGACGCCAAAAGAACTGGACACTTTGATACGTCAAGTTGAGTCCATGGTGGAAGAGCAATTACGGTATGCCCATTATGATTCACTGGCTCAGGCTGATGAGTATTATAGAGATGCATTACAACATGTAGCTGAGATGGGTATGAACGGGACAATGACAGATAAGTTCCGTAAAGCCCGGGATAGCTTCCTAAAGAATCTGACGAGAGAAATTGCAACTCTTGAGGCCAGTAATACTGACCGTAATGAGATTATTAATAAGGTAATCAGCAAGACTCAGAGTTTCCAAGAAACTCATACTGCTTATGACAATGCATTCTTGTCTGGTGGCATGCGCTATCAGGGCAATGATTCACAGTTACATGATAGTACTGATTTCTTTATGCAAGAAGCTGGTAGAGGTGAGAATAAACAAACCTTGCCTGCAAGATTATCTGATGGCTTTGTACAATCGAATACAAAGCACAACAGTTACTTGGCACTCTTCCCCAACTGGATCAGTGCACTTAAACTCGAGGCTCAGAGTGAAACTGGTTCTCCAGAATGGGCTGCTAAAGATTTATTCCTGAATTTTGAAGATCAGTTTGGTTTGAAATTGCGTGAGTCTCTGCCTAAATGGGGTAAGAAGTCTCCATCTACACAGTCTATCTTTTACCAGAAGGGCACTGTTATTGGTGACATCATCTCTGAAGACCCATTGTGGTATTTCCGTGATAACGCCGGCAATCTCAATGCTAACCTGGTTACAGCGATGGCTCTGGAAACATTCAAATATATGACTGGTGCTGGACAGCGGACCATTTCTAATGATGAGGAAGAGGTACGTAAGATTTTAGGTAAGCCTGAAGGTTACATCCCGAACGAACATGAAATGAATGAGCTGGGATATGTAGGCGATTCTATTGAGACTGTGTATGACATGATTGGTAACAATGTCATGCGTCACATGAATATTAAAGGCAATGGATTATCTACTGGCCAGATCAGATCGATAATGCCCCGCGTGATGGGTGCACATGCTATCGCTACCCTGAAGACCATGGGTGTAGTGGACCTGTACCAGAAGGATTTAGTTAAGATTGAAACTGGTAAGGCTTCCAAAGAGATGGAAGGTTATCGTTCATTCCTGAGACTGGAAACACAGCCGGCAGCCAACGGTGTTGCTGCTGATGAGTTCAGCTTTTATATTCAGAAGCTTACTCAGGCAAGTGTAACTCTCTCACGTTCTGGCGAAATGGAGAATATGTTTGGTTTGATGGGTAAGGCAGAGATGCCCTCCTTCACTAAATTTGAAAAGGTACGTAAATCTATAGCTCGTACAGCCATGGATGCTCCTAAGGACCTGCAGGAAGGCATGCAGGCAGATCAGGATAGGCCACTTGGTGTAAATACTGTCCTCGAACAGCAGATGAGGCTGTTTGGAACGGATATAGACTATTTAGAGGTCCTTCACGGCATAGTTCCAACTCTGGAAAGTGTGCCATTAAGCATGCATAAAAATATCCGGGGGCGTAACGGTAACTTCATTCGAGATTTTAATCTCGCATTGGAGTGGATAGCCACTATGGAACAGGCTGGAGTAACCAAGTTTTATGTGCCCAATAGAGCCATAACTAACTTCAGAACCATGATGGTTAATACCATTGCTAATCCTCAGGCTTCCAAGGTGCACAGGGCCCTGTTCCCGAAAGCGGAGAACATCCTTGAGTATCCTGCAACTATGTCTACAGCTACTGCAATAGATAATGAAATGCAGACTGCTTTTTATAGATCTGTACTACAGAAATTGGATGTGAAAGTCGACTTCATGAGTGATGCAGATGTACTAAAACAAGTAGATGCTCGAATTGCTGACTTCCAGAAATTAATTGATCACATTAAAAATCCTGATGAGGAAGTGGATGGTAAGCCTCGTTTTAATCCTGCTCAGATTGCTGATTTTAAAGCCATGGAATTAGATGGCATGGAGAACAGTGAGACGTACATGACTCTGGCTAACTTGGCTGCATTACAAACAGCAGCTGAGAGTGGTGATACTACGCCGTTAAATCTATACCAACCAGTACAGTCAGATGCTGTAGCTGCAGGAGCTGCTACTACACTGGTACAACAGGTTACTACTGAGAATCTTGATCGTAGCGTTCGAGATGCACGGAAGTATGGCATCACAATTACTGGTGATAGCTTTACTGCTGCAGGATTCCTGGAGACAGAAAATGATGCATATAAGACTATTACAGTGCACTTACACAAAGTGCTTGATGCAATGGAAAAGGGCGATCAGGTCAAGCCAACTGAAGATGGTGTTGAACAACTTGGTACTACTGAAGAGCTTATTGCAGAGAAAGGTAGTCAATTAAATGACTTATTGACCAAAGTACCAAAGCATGCAGAAGATGCTGCAAGCATTAAGAATGATATTTACCGGTTACGTTTAGACCTTAGACGCTTACTGACCCAAGCTGATGAAACAATGCGGTCATTTGGTCAAAATACCTTAGGTGATGGTAAAGGCGTTATTGAAGCTTTTATTGGTCCTGATGGTAAGGTCACCGGTGCTGGTCGTAATTTTGCCAAGTTCCCATTCATGTTGGGTAACTATAACTCAGGCCGTGAGAATGCCAAGAGATCTGTTGCAGTAGATGCATACAATGCGATGCTGGTGAAGTTGGGTACGATTAATGATCCTGATGAGCTGCGTACAGCATTATTGAACATAACTATTGCCCGCAACAATATGGTTACGATCCTTAAAGATACTGGATTACGTAAAGGTGATAAATGGACACTACATACTGCAGAACAGATTGATACACAGATAGAAGAAATTGAAGCAGAACGTGCAGCATACTATGCTCGAGAAGAGCGTGGTGGCCGTACACCTGATGTATATAATTTGGGTACTCGGGTAAATTTCTCTCCGGAGAGCCGGTATGCAATCCAACAGATCTTTTCTGATATTTATGGTGAGCCTTTAGCATTGGCGCTGGATACAGAGCTGGGATATAAAGAAAGAGTTCGTAACTCCTTACATGCAATGGCTTATATCAGTAACCGTGTATTTACGGAAATACTGGAACAGAGAATTGCTGATTTTCATAAACAGTATAAATTCTACCCAGATCAGATACACATTCAGGACATTACTGACCAGATGGTAGCTGAAGGACTCTTCCCCGCAGTTAAGGGCGCCCTATCGCAGAGCACCAATGATCGTATCGAAGCAGTCAAGCGTACTTCCCAGGGCTTTGTCATCAATGGCGAAGCAGTAATAGGCCGTATTGGGTTTGAAAATAACATAGACCTATTTACTGAAGCGCCAGAAGGAACTACTACATCTCGTAAGACTTTAGGTTTTGGTATTGAAGATCGTACTTTCAAAGAGAGTCCTGGTGTAGCGCCGGCAGTACGTACGATTCAATCTCAAGAAGGCACAATCCAGCAGGAACTGCTGCGAGATTACCCAATGACCAATACATATGATGGTCAGGGTATCAGTGGAATACTCTCCAGACAGGCAAGCCAACAGGCTAATAAAGGCTTCATCAAGTACAACTATGAATACAACATGGTTGAGGCGTTCTTTGACAATATGGTTTCAATGTTAAGAGCCCTACATCCAGTGTCCAGTCAGTTATCCGCTGAAACAAAAGCAGATATCCTGAAAGAAATGCTGGCATCTAAAACGCTCAGTAAGCTTGTAAAACGTGAACGTGGACAGACTGACCGTGCAACCTTTGATGGAGTACTGGAGAACCTGAATACCATTAGGGAAGATGTACTTACTGGTAGGCAGGAATTCTGGGAACAGGTACGAGCTGTAGATAATTACATGGGTTCTGGCCACAGTGAAGTACATGCAGCTGCAGAATTAAAGCATCTTGAAGCTTCTCCATCTATCTACACAGTTGTCAACCCGTCTATGAAAGACTTGGTTGCTGCACAGCGGGAAGAAGTCTTACTTGTTGATAATGCTAAGAAAGCGGTAATTACTGCACTGTCAACTTCTATACCAGAAGGTATACCTGCAGTAGAAGAATTGCTGCAAAGGATTATCAGACAAAATCCTAATAAACGTATTGGCTTAGGGTATTTGTTGGATGTATTGAACCAATCATTCAGTAAGACTGCTGGTAACGATACTCTCACTACGGTTATCCGGATTGTTCAAGAACAAACTAAAGGTAATACGGATCTTCGAGGCACTGCTGATGCAGAAGGTGTAAGCGTCTTCCTGGAAAATGATCCAATTATTGTAATGACGCCAGGAGGCTTGGAAGAAAAAGCCAATGGTGTTTATGAAGCTAAGTTCCGTGGACGGCAAGCCAAGGTACGTATCTGGGCAGGTGCACCTAATCTGATACACACCATCCTCCATGAGGGTCTGCATGCAGTAACTGTAGAGTATCTGGATAGGGTTGCTGAGAATTCTGATCCTACTGCAGCAGAGCTGAGTGAGTTTGATCAGATAGTGGCTCAGGGGATCACAATTACAGAACGCTTGATGCGGAAGCATCGTGCTACCCGTCCGGGCATCTACGCCTTTGCAGCTACGCTGCAGGCGCAGCTGGAGTCATTAGATACACAGCAACAAATCAGTGCAATGTCTGAACTACTCTCATATGTAATTACTGAGTTTGAGCCTGATCAGAAACTGGATCTATTAATGTTGGAGCAGTTCAGGCCTACCTTAGAAATACTGAATACATTGAAAGAAGCTGCCAAGATTGTACCTCCGACAAATAGCCAAGCGCAGGCAAGTGCTGCGAAGACTAATGCGGAGTTTGCCACCCCCGTGGTAAGCAACAATTCCTCTGATGAGGATATTGATACTGTTGCGTTCATGGAACGTTACGTAACCAGACTTCCTGGAGATCAGATATCTCAGGTAATTGAAGACATCAATAAGCTGGAGCTGGTACCACAAGATCCAGAACACAACACATATCTTGATGGTGTACTGGATCGTATAGTTGTTCCAGGGATGAGAACTATTAGCCCACTTACTGTGCTCATGAGTACTAATCCTAATGGCACACGTAATGTCGGTAAAGTAGTAGGTGACACTGTTTATCTGGAAGCAGCAGGTAATCCATTAACTTCCAATGTCGACATGTCTCTAAAAGAGACTATGGTTCATGAGTACCTTCACCCAATTATTGGATGGGCTCTGGGCGATAATACTGCAAGCGGTGATGTCGGTGATTGGAATACACAGCGTGAAGTTGAAAAAATCTTTAATCATGTGCATAAGGAGTTAACTGAAAAACATGGTGGTTGGAGAGTATTCATGCCACCTGCCGGCCAAGTAACTGGTAATCAAGCATATGCAGAAGAGCAAGCCAAGAGGCGCTGGAACTATATCTTTGAGAATCAGGATGGTAACCAACTGACAGAGTTCTTCATCAATGGTTTAGTGAATAAGCCACTGATTGCTGCACTTGCTCGGATGGATTCACCCAATACCGTTCAGCCTATCTGGGCTGGCGCCACCCTTAAGACATTGCAGAATATATTGGGAAGGATCTTCCGCCTTCTGCAAACCAGTACTACTAAATCTAAGGTTGGCAAAGTGCATGCTGATTTAGAAGCGTTAGCGGGTCATATTATATCTATCAACATGCAGAATATGTCCAGAGTTAAGCATAAGGAGATGAACACGCTTCCAAGGATGGATTCTGTTAATAACTGGATCAGTGATCAAATAGGTCGCAAAATTGCAGACCCATTAAATGACTGGGCCAGTAATAATATCCCTACGCCTGGTGAGAGTACTTTAGTGGATTTAGGGTATACCTCACTGGTAGCAATGCTGGAATCTGAGAATGCAGAATTTAATGAATCTGCTGATCAATTTTATAGGTCATTACTGAAGACCCGTAATAATGATGTAGCAGAGATTTTGGAAGAGCTCACACCAGACTTAGCAAGTAAGCGGGTATGGAAGAAGCAACTGCGTAAGTCCAATCATACAGTGGATAGAGCTCGTCGTAGTGCTATTGAAGATATGATGGGTTATCTACGTGGTCACTTTGATAAGAGTACACGGCATAAACTTCGTAGCGCAGATAAAGCAGCTTTAACTAATGTAGGCATGCGCACAGACTTGTCAGCGCTGCTTGGCACTGGTGCAAATTTTGAACGACTGCAAATACTTATCAATAGTGAAGCTGCGGTAGATAGAGAGATTGCGATCAAGAGACAGCAACTGATAAATATCACAAAAGGTGATAACAAGCTCTACAATTCATTACATAACCAGGTAACAGGCCTGGCTCAATTAATGATCCATGGCACTACCAAGAAAGCTAATGTACAGAAGAATGTTAATGCTATTGCTAACCAGTATTACTTCACTAATGTACAGAACCGTAGAACGCTGGCAGATGTGGCAGGTACTGAAGCTATCTTAAATGAGCTGAAGTCTGTAATGGCTCTGAAGATCCTTCATGAGACTGCACCAGATGATATTGCAAATGCTCAGAAAGTTGTAAACCATGAAATGAGCCGTAAGGTAGCATTGAATGGATTTGCTGCTTTTATGAACATGCATCGTAATTTCAAAACAATGTCTAAAAAGAGGTTGTTTGATGACAATCCTACTCAGATGATTGATGGGTATGTATACGAGCAGTTCAACCCAGATATTGACATGAAATTTACTGCTGAAAATGATACTGCTGGTATTGCCGAGATGGAACGGAAGAATTACCAGCGTATTGGCTTAATGGCTCGAGATCCTGCTGATCCATTGTTACGTAATTCACCGCGCATGATTATGTGGAAAGGCCTTGATGGTAATGCCATGTACATGAAGATGGTGGTATCTCCAACAGATACTGATCATCGTGGTCAGAGCTTGTATGATTCAAACCGCTTAAATGGCATGCATCAAGGTACTGCAGCAAAGCTGGCGAAATACAATATCCAAGTTTTACGTAACCGTATGGAACGTGACACGTTACAACAACAGTTCAATCCTGATGTTAATAGTACTCAGGACCGGGTAACACCTGTATTGGATATTAATGGCAAGATAGTAAATTACACATATGAAATGTCACGGAATCATAAGCAAGAAGTACTGGAAGCTAACCAGGACTTTGATTACTTGTTGGGTCGGATGTTCGGTAGCATTGAAGATAAAATTAATAGTCAGGTAATTAACTCAGAATCAGCCAAGCTTTTATATCAAGAATATAAGGCTGGCCGTAATAATGAAAATCTTAGGTTTGTTGAGATCAGTAAATACTCAAAAGATCCTAAAGTAAAAGAGATGTGGGACTTGATTCCAGAAGCCATGAAAGAGGAGCTTACCCAGCTGTTTGGTGGAGAGCACTTCTATATCAGGGATGACATTATTAATTTGGTACTGGGATTTAGGAAGTTTAGTATTGCGAATGGGGAGTGGTTAGGTAAGAGTGCATTTACAGTAAGATCTGCAGAACGCATTTGGATGGATGTGATCAAGCTGTTAAAGATCAAGATCGTATTAACTATGCCTGATGTGGTGATAGGAAATATGGCTTCTAACTTGGCGATTCTATTGGCTCGTGGCATTCCACCACAGTTTATTTATAAGGAATTTAAAGCAGGCTTGAAGGGCATCTATCGATATCAGAAAGATGAGAAAGCCTTACATGATTTACGTCAGGAGATGGTAGTTTCAACCACCATTCATGGAGCGCCTAAAGCTGCACAGATTACGCAAGAGAAAGCGTTAATAGCGAGCATGGCTAACAATCCAATCAATGTATTGGCTGGGGAAGGTGTGTTCACAGGTATCGCTGATGAAATCGAACCGGATACCTGGAACTGGCGTAACAAGGTGATGCAGAAGTTTGATGAGACTGGTGAATGGATACCCTCTGCAATGGTATCAGCTGCTAAGGAAGTAATGATCGTTCCAGGTGCTCAAACATTTAAGGTTGCTTTAGCTGCTACGCAGTATGCTGACTTTATTGCACGACACATTCAGTTTAAATATGACGTGGATGTACGAGGTAAAGATCAGGAACTGGCTATACAAGACGCAATCAATAGCTTCATTTACTACGATGTGCCCCAGAATGTGTGGCTACAGTATGGTAATGATATGGGTTTCCTGATGTTTACTAAATACTTCTTTAGGATTCAACAGATCATATATCAGTTGTACAGGCAGAATCCTGCATCAGCATTTAGTGTATTAGCACTACAAAAGATGAGTACAAGTTATCCAGTGAATTCAAACATCATGGATTATGCTTTCTTGGATAACTTTAACTTTGCGTCCAGACTGCACATGTTCCCCCTGGCTACAATGGATAGAGTAGATATGCTGACACCATCTTTGCTTCAGATAATACTGAATCCGTTTGGTGGTGATAAGTAATTGTGATACCCTGCGGTTAGGTGATCTACAGCGATGTATTCAAGCCCCCTTTACAGGGGGCTTTTTTATGCAGCTTGCCAATCTTCAGCCATAATGTCTGATTGGGAGGCTATCCATGGAATGAGATCATTCTGAGCTGTACGCATATAAATATATGGTAGTGTCATTTTGCTATGCTCATCTGGACGTTGTATTTCTATATGCATATTCTTACCATTCCAACCAGCACGCTGCATAAGAACACCATCTTTTAAATCATCTAATGCTTGTGAAAAATCCATTATATACGCTCCGGTTTAGTAACTGATTTAACACCCCACATTGCAGCATCTTCAAGTTGATGAATACAAATGCTGGTACAACGTGGGTCTTTACCATTGGCACGTACATAATCAATTAAATCAGCAACTACTGTTTTGATATGATTCACTTGTTCATGGCCGCCAGGATTAAAAGAAATACCGACAAGATGCTGTCCTTCGGTAGTTTTGAATTCGGACATATTACTCTCCTAAGTAATTAAGGGATTTTGATTAAACCAGATCCCGAGAACTGCCTCAAGGTTAAGTGTTGCGTTTAATCCAATTCAAAGCAGTAGCATCTTCAGGATAACGTTTTAAATGACGTTGTACTTTCAGAAGTTTATTTTTAAATCGGATGTTAAGGTTGCGGTATTGAGTACCTTGTACGGCATTACGCCCATACTTGCGGTTCTTGCTACCAGATTTTTTTACAATCATGAGAAGTTCTCCTCTTCAGGTTCTAACTCGTCATGTTGTGTACTCCTTTAGTGTTAATAGAAGAATGGAGAAGTGTCCGTCACAGGAATCCGCCTGCAATGCCTGCATGCCTGAGTTCGTCCGGGGTCTAATCAGCCTGTGCGATTTTTGCTTTACCCGAGCACTCCATAATAGTTAATCTTTTTTGGTAGTTTTAGTGCGAATGTACTTACCGCCAATATAACCTCGAGTGGTTGTACCGGTAGCAGTAGTTTTGGTCTTGAGGCGCACGCCCCCTTGGGGGACGTGGCCAGTAGTTTTAATTGTGCCGTTAGGCATGGTAGTTGATTTTAAGCGTATGTAGCCTGAGTCCGTCTGACCTTTGGTTATAGTCTCATTGCCCTCGGCACTAACACTAATTATCAACAGTAATATCAGTAAACCTTTACGAATATCCATGTCTATCCTCCATGTCCAACATAGCAGCAGGATACCCTTCAACAGGTTCCTTATTGCGTACTGCACTGACGATAGCTTTCAGGGCCTCAAGTTTTTGCTTAAGGGTCGTATTTTCTGTTTCCAGCTCTGCAATTCTAGCAATGGCTGGCGCTACTTGTAATTGGTTCATAACGTCCTCCTCTTCTGCTTGAACAAAGGGTTTAAAACAAACCATACATCGGTACATACCGTCGTATTCTTTAGGCAGGCATTCACCTGGTTTACATACTTTTTCAGTCATTTCATATACTTCCTGTATACATATACACCTATTACTATGCCTGTTACAAGGATTATTCGAAAGAACCAGTCAGTCATTAGGAGTCCTTTTTGTACTTTAATTGGCTTAGAACAGCTGCGTCTTCATCTATATCAGGACGAGGTCCTTTAAAGACTGGTTGATAAAGAGAGCCACCTGGATAAGCATAGAGGTACTCTACTTCAATAATGTCATCAGCATCTGGGAAGGTGTTATTAGGATAAATAGTGGTGTTACCTACACTGACCCATTGTTGTTTTACTTCATCAAATAACTCAAGTCCTACAGAACTCTTTGTAGGATGAATAAACTCAACTCTACATGTAGCACTCTCTTTAAACTTAAGCTTATAGAGTCCACCACCTGTATTAGGTTTACCTGGAAGATACTCAGTAGAGCCCACTCGAATAACAACACCTTCTTCGTTACGTTCTTTGGCATCTTCAATATATCCACAGAATTCAACGAAGCTTAAAGGCTTAAATGGCATATCCACCATTAAGAAGGGTGTATTCATCTCTGAGAGCGCTTCAGATATAGCTCGCAGATATATCACCCGTTCCCTGTACGGTAAACGCGTCAAATCTTCTCTTCCGTACTTTAAAACATCGAATATGACTAGATAATCACCCATATCTTCTGTATCGAGAATAAGTATTTGGGTAGTAGCCATGCATAACTTATCAATTGTACCTCGAACAGCATCAGTCAGAGGTACTTCTAATCCTTTACGATTAGCGCCTATAATTTTGACATGCATGGTGGTACGACCAACAACGTTGCACATAACGGCACGCCGTTCGCCATCCCATTTAGTTTGCAATAGGATGTTGCCTTCATTCCCTCGATAGATGCCATGAGCTTCCTCAAGAGTAACTTGGTTCAGGAGCTGAGGAAGCCATCCAGTAGGTTCAGGGCGATTAACTGAATCAAACACTGCAGCATAATCTGCGTGTAGTTTAGTTGCATTGAAAGGCGTGCCACCAGGTCCTGGGGAATATCCTTTACGTAGCTTGGATTGAACCAATTTATCGTAAACTGCTTTAGCTTCAGTATAATAAATAGTGTCACCTTGTAGTTTACTAATATGGCGCATACTACTACCACGGCGTCCATAAGCAGCACGTACAGTCCAACGTACTTCAGCTCTTTGCATATCTTGTTCAGCTATCAGCTGGGCTTGATACACCTTATCGGATGAGCCTTGTTTAAAATATAATGTGACTTTTTCAGGTCGTTCTGTTGCATAGATCAAATCAGCCAGTCCCATGTTTTTCTATCCCTGGTGCCGGCCATAACCGTTGGTCATAGTTAGTGCGTATGTTAAAGATATGTGACATTGATCCTCTTCCTCTTTTCACTTCATGAATACGAGGCATGAGAGCTTTATACTCAGCACGCTTTCGCTATTCTGTTTTGGAGATCATTACTCACCAAACATTCGTTTCTGTTTACCAGTGTTCTTTTTACGGTTTTCTTCCATAGGAGCACCTACATGTACATTAAGGGGTTTTTTAGGCTTATACTCTTTTGGATGCTCTAAAGGAACACTTGAATAAGAATGATTATGCTTGATGCCAGAGATAGTGGAGTTACCTATATGCATTTTAAGAGCAATCCAGGCGGGTCTACGGCCTGATTGAATATATCGACGTATTTGCCACACTTCCTTCTTTTGAAGAGCGCAACCGACTTTACGTAGAAGAGGACTTCTGCACTTAAGAAACGGAATTTCATCATCAGCTAAAGGTTCCCCAGTATCTGGATGGAAGTTTTCAGCAGCAGCTTTATCAATTTCTATTAACTCAGGACTACCTGGTTTAGTAGCAGTATCGAGTAATGCAGTGAGCTCTTTATTCGTCTCTTTTAATTGCGTATTTTCATAAACCAGTTTTGCATGGTCTGTACAGTAAGCTTTTATAGTTTTTCCTTGCTTACGAATTGTTTCTTCAGATGACCCTGTAAGTACAGGTGCAGGCACTGACAATGAAGAGTCTTTAAATATAATTTCCAACATTTGGTTTTGAGCTTTATCAGAAACATTCATGTTGAAGATGTTATACATTTGATTGGCAAGAGCTCTGTAGGGATTTTCCATGTTATTTCCTTCCATAGTGTAAAAAATTACTGTTAAATGCTATAGTTCTGCAAGACACCATCCTCAATTGAGAAGAAAATGGCAGATCATGAAATTGCTTCCTTTGATGAAGCAAACGAAGATTTAAAAACCCCTCAAGGTGCTGATCGCTACATAGCGAAGAAAGCTACCCATTTTGAACAACCTATTACTACTGACTCTACTGTTGACGGTAGAGATATAGCTGCAGATGGCGCTTTACTTGATACAGCATTGCAATCAGCAGATTTAGGTACAGCAGCTTTTCAGGATGTTGGATACTTTGCAGATGCAGCGCAAGGGGTTTTAGCTGATAATGCACTGCAGCCAGCAGATAACATATCAGCACTTACTAATGACGCTGGATATGAAGCAAATGAAGCTCTGGCTGATCAGCCGGAGGCTGAAGCAGGCATTGAAAATACTAAAACCATGACATCATTGCGGGTAGCTCAGGCTATTGCTGCAAGTGATATCAGTATTCAGAATAAGTTTGATGGCGTTACTGCTCCTATTAATTCAAATGATGAAACAGAAGGGTATGCAGTAGGTTCCGTTTGGATAGTTCCTCTTGGGCCAAAAATTTATCAATGTACTGATGCCACAACAAATGTTGCTGTATGGGTAGATATTTCATATGGATTAGCAGAGGTTGAAGTATTTCAACAGAAAGAATACTTAGTTGCTACTTTACCTGCTGGTCCTGTAGGACTAACAGGACGAGTTACGGATGGAGATCCTGCATTAGCATGGGGTGCTGTACCCATTAACTCTGGCGGGGGTGGTACTCCTTACATGGTATGGTATAACGGTACGGATTGGACGATTATAGGTCAATGACAATAGCCTTTTACAGATCGGCTGATGGGGGTGGAGCTACTGTCCAGAATACTTACCGAAAAGCAGATGGCGGATTACATACCTTAGATAACTCTTATACTAATGCTGTTGGTGTACCTTATATTATATTCAGAGACAGACTATTAACCACGCAAATAGGAGAGTCAAAGCGTTTATTTATAACGACTGACACGCGAAAATTCACAGCCACTGTAGTTAAAGGCGATGTTACTATGACCTGTAGAGATATAGACGATTTCTGTGCTGCTAAAGACCCAACAGAGGTCTTAGATTATACAATTGATTACACAGATGTAATGAATGAATCAGATCCCCCAGATTCGATTGTATCGAGTAGCTGGACTCTCTTGTTGGCTTCCCCGGAAACAGCATTGCAAATTGATGATGATAGCCAGTTTACTGGTACTACAGCAACTGCTTGGATTTCTGGAGGTTTACGGACAAGCCTGGAACATCAATTAATCAATCATATTACCTGTGCCTCAGGCCGGCAGTATGAACGTAGTATTACTATTTGGTTAGTAAGTAAGTAAATGGCTCTCACTATTACCATTGAAGGTAAAGGTGTTATTGCAAACGCCGATGCTGAAACTAACGATACTGGCGGTGATGGAACAGGTGATTGGGGCTTCACTGGCTCTGGTGGTGTATCCAATGGTTTAACAACAGATACATTTAAATATGGATCAGCTTGTATAGCAGCAGCCCTTTCAGGCACTAAAAATGGATGGCTCTGGTTTAATACTGGAACTGGAACAGGTTATCCACTTGATTTTGACACAGCAGGAGCTGAAGAAGGGCAGCATATTTACATATGGGTGCATTGCCCAACTATTGGTCTTACAACAACACTTGCTAATGAAGGTGTAACTATTCGTATTGGTAGTGCCACTGGGGATTTTGCTGACTATACTATTGCAGGTAATGATGGTAGTAATGGTTGGGATGGAAAATGGAAGTGTTTTGTTATAGATCCTACAAAAACTGCTTCAAATACTGGTGGAACAATCGACATTGGCTCAATTCGATATATTGGGGCAAGAATGAGTACTACTGCTACAGCAAAAGGTGACAATCTTTTCATATCACAAATTGCAGTTGGCTTTGGTTTACGTGTAACTGGCACATCAACTACAGGTTGGAAAGATGTAGTTGATTACTGTATTGATTACCCGAACAGAGCTTGGGGAATGTTCCAGGAACGAGAGGGTATCTACTACCAGTACGGTAAAGTATGGATTGGTGATGATACTACCCCACAAGCTGCAGCAGTGAGCTTTACAGATAGTGGTCGAGTCATCCAGGCAGGTATAAGTGAATATTATGAATCTGCTGCATGGAAGACATCAGCTAATATTGATTACATAGGACTTATTATTGAAGATGATGTTGCTGTTACAAACGGTGTAACTACCTTTAAAGATGGTGTATTAGTAGGATCAGACAAAGGACGTTCTGGTTCTACTTTTATTGGTAATACGAACCATAATTATTCAATGGATTTATATGGTGGTAGTAATGCAGCCTCTGTAACTGCACTTTATGGAACTACTTTAAAAGACATTACTGGTGTTATAAATTCTGGTAATGATGCTCAACATAATTTTTATGGCGTGTCTTTTATTGCATCTGGACAATTTGATCCTGTAGGAGCTTGTGTAGTACGTAATTGTAGTTTCGCAGAAACAGCACATGCAGATTCAGCATTATTGTGGAATGAAAGTATTGATGTAAGAAATTGTTCATTTATTGCAAATACGGTAGGTGCCGCTATTGAGCATCCCAGTGCTGTTGGTGATCCATATGATTATTATGATTTAGTATTTTCAGGTAATACAGTTGATGGTTTGAATACTGCTGGATCAGATATTGATGTAAATAATAATGGCACTTCTAATGCTTCATTGGATGAAGGTGCTAATACCATTACCTATCTATCATCTGCTACACTCACTCTTACAGTAAAAGATGTTAGTGGTACTGAAATAGTAGGTGCTTATGCATACATTGATGACAATAACAGTACACCCTTTATTATGAATACAACGACTAACGCATCTGGAATTGCCTCAGTTGGGCATACTGCGGGTGCTGTAGCAGATGCAACCTGGAGAGTAAGGAAATATGGGTATAAACCTTTCCTGGTTGTAGCTGATATACCCGCGAGTGGAACCAAAGAAATACCCGTAACTTTAATAGTAGACCCACAACAAACTTGAGGAATATATAATGGCTTTTGTATCAACGGATTGGACAATTGATTACGCATTAAAAACCGTGACCAATGACGATTCAGGTACCGGTAATAACATTCCATTCGTACTTGGTACGTATGCGAAAGTTGGTCCGATCCTGGAATTCTTTCAATGGTTAGCAACAGAATTTGCTAACTCTTCACAAATGGATGATACCTATCCTATCGAGTCACAGACACCAACGGTGTACAAGTGGCTTAATGGTTGGACATTTGGGCATGCAGATGACTTTAAGTATCTGGATGGTGGTTCTATTGAAGACCCTGTAGGGTCTGGTACAGCTACTGCAGATAGCCTCTGGTCTAATCTTTACACGATTGGTTCACAGGAAGTTGGTACACAAATTTACATGTCTCAAGCAGATACAGTTGAGGCTGCTCCCTGGTGGATTTCAGGTAATATTGATATCTTGGTATTGGTAAAAGATACTGGCGTATGGACTCAATCAGATGACACAGGTGGTATAGCTGCTAATGGTGGTATCTGGCTTTTTGCCCGTGAAATGGGTGACCTGTTTGATCATAACTTTGGTGATCTATCAGGTGGTGGTCGTAACCCAGTTGGTATTAATACAGCCCCTGATTCAAGTAATAAGTCTGGTGATCTTTACCTTACTGTTGCTGATGAAACTGGCTTTACAGTAGGTTCTTTTGTAGAAGGTGCTGCAGGAGCTGTCGGTAAGATTGCTAAAATTGACGGTCCGAACAATTATATTTATTTGAATGCTGTTCGCGGTGGTACTTTTGTAATTTCTGAAGCCCTTACTGAATACAGTGATCGTGAACTTCAGACTGCTACAGGGCAATCCACTACCAATGATGGCTCTACTGCGTTTACTGATGTAGTTGCAGGGCGTGATGCTATCACTGATGTCTTTGGTTTGATTTCACGAGATTTGAATAACGGTGCTGGTGCTCAGAACTACGATGTAGAAATTAATGCAGCAACACTTTCAATGGCATTCATGTATGAATGGTTGAAGTATATTTGTCGATATGGATCAACTGGTGCTACTTATACAGTAGATACTGATGATGGTCAGGAATATCGTTCAGCTGATGAAGGTACTTACTCTGAAGTCAAAGTTGCTCCTTTCGGTACACTTGCTGGTACAACTTTTTATGGTGCTCGTGGTGTATGGATAACGAATGGTGCTGATTCAGATTTCGTATTGATTGATGCAGGTAATGTTGAACAAAGTCCGCCAAATTATCAGAAGGTTATTGCAAACCATACTGACCTGGTTGGTACTTATGTCTTTGTTGCTGAAATTTCTGGTGGTTTAATCATCAAAGATCAATATACATATGATGATGGCAGTTCAACTGCAATTCTTCTGGCAGTAAATGAAGTTATTGATATCAATAAAACACCCCAATCAGGTGTTGTACGTATTGGTGATAATAAATACCCGTATAGTGCATATGATTCAGTAGCCAAAACTTTTGATGTATCAGTAGATCCAACTGCTGAAACTGATGGTGCAGATACATATGTACCTTTGATGGATGTATTGGCTGACACCATTACTGAGCAATCAGACGATATTATTTATAATGGTGATATTAATGTACGAACTTCAGTTCGTGAATATGGGTTCAAACCATATGATGTTGATACTACATTTACATCAGCTGGATTGTCCTTTAATCCAATTCTTGCAGACGATCCTCAAGCAACGTAATGAGTAATGTTGTTGAAATTGAACCTGTAAGCCCTGTAGATGATGTTCGGAAACAGGTTGAAGCCCTTGGCGGTACGGTGGGAGAAATCCTGCCTATCGCCAGATGGGTACAATTAAATGGTGTGTTTACACCAGAACATTTACGAACTTTAGCTACAGAAATTGAAAAGAGCTGGAAACGGATTAAACATTAAATGGCAATACGTACTGATATTATCAGTATTGATTGGGCAGAATCACCAAGAATTATTTGGATCAATATCAGTGAAACTGTTACAGATGTCCAAGATATATATGATACCTGCAGGCACTTACAGGCTCTCCATACAGGCATAGATGAAGTAAATATCTGTGATGCTGGCGGTAAAGAGCCTTTAGGTGGTGGTGTAAGTGTAGGTATCACTGTATCTTTATTTAATGCCGTATATGCTTTTGCTGATCGTCCTGGCCCTGATTGGGTTATTTGTAATATGACAGGTGGCAACATTGTTGCTTTTGAAGATAAAACCCGAGCAGTTGAATTATATCCACGTAAGCCAACTGCATATGTATCTGCTGATAGAAGTTCATCATCTTCTGCTACATTACAAGAGCAGGAAGCTATCCAATTTGCTTCATATAATGGGGCAGTAACTGTTGATATAACAAGTATATATGTAGGCATTGAACACCCTGTAGGTACACCACAACAGCCTGTAAATAATATGGTAGATGCTCATGATATTGCAGCAGCTACCGGTATTGGTGATTTTAAAATTCTTAGTGATATGACTATTGACACTATTGATTTTTCACATGGACATCGTTTCTTAGCAGCTTCACCTTATATTGTACTTACGTTGGATTCTTCAGCAAATCTTACAAATTGTGGATTTGAGAATGTCACAATTCAAGGTGAAGTTGATGGTATGAATTCAGCTATAAACTGTTTTATATTGGATATTACAGCTGCAAGTGGTGTATTCCATCATTGTGCTTTTGGTGGCGCAGTTGTTTTAACAGGTAGAATGGATATGTTTGATTGTTATTCCAGAGTTGAGGGCGGTGGATATCCAACTTTTGATGTTGGAGCATATGCTGTTGTTGCACGGCAACATAGAGGTTCATTTAGCGTTGTTGGAGCTACTGCAGGACATGTAAGCTCACTTGGTATAGAAGGTGGCAGACTTGTGCTGGAAGCTTCCTGTGTGGATGGTGAAGTGCATGCCAGAGGTACTCCATTTGAAATAATTGATAACTCTGCCATTGGTTGCACTTTAGTAGATGAAACTGAAAGTTGGAAAGTACGTGATATATTTAAAGCACATTTCTTAAAACGTGTTTGGAATAAGGTCATTAAAACTATCACTATTTATGAAGAGGATAAAACCACTCCATTTAAGGCATTTGATACTAATGATGATTTGAGTGATATTGATCCACAATGAATACTTTAGGGTTAAATAGACCAGTGTATAGTTTTGGATTAGGCTTAATTCACCTATTACAAGATCTTGACGATGCACTCAGTAGAATATTTATCGCAACAGAGTGCATGCGTCGGATCTATATGGCTACAAGCCGTTAACTACCATCACCAAACATTTCTAATGTAACTTTAGTAACGACATTAGTGATTTTAGAGTGTACATTCATATCACTTCTATCTTTATTTGGGTCCCATATTAATATACGCCAAGGTAGATAATCTACTTCTTCTACCTCTTGTACAATACCTTTCACAACAGCGGCTTGGCATTCTTCAGCAGTATTCCATTCGGTATCGCCATTTGCTTCTCGTTGATCATAATCTTTATCAACAAGGATATATGTATTTTCACTCATCTTAATATTCCTTTCTTAATAGGAAATACCCCTCCGTTAAGAGGGGTTCCCTTGGTTAATGTGCAGCTTTGTTTAATGCAGAAACTACAGCTTCTTTCACTCCGCCGTTCATAGCGGTACGGACAGCGCCTTGCATTGCTGTATCCAGTGTAGGTACTGTATCTTCTTCCGGAGCTGCTAACAGTTCAATCTGTTTGGTCATTGTTGATGCTGATTGGTTCAGGGCTTCAGCAGAGATATTCTCTATTGCTGCACCTGGTGCAACTAAAGCAAGTTCAAACAACTTAGCCCGTTTAACAGCTTCTTCAATTACTGCAGGTATTTGACCCTGGAGAGTTATACCAACATCAGTCAGATCTTCAGTAGCTGGGATAGAATCACCACCATAGAATCGTACCAACTTCATAGCAGACTCGGCATTGGGACGTTCAACATCAATGATGGCATCAAGCCGTCCAGGACGCAGCATGGCACGGTTAACGTTCTCAAGATGGTTGGTAGTAAGCACTGTGATGATGTTCTCACTCTTGGTATCAATACCATCCAGAATATTCAGGATGTCATCCATAGCAACAGTACGTTTACCAGTAACTGATCTGTCAATATCTTCACAGAAGACTACACAGGCAGGGCTCTGATACTGCTTGGCAAATGCAATAGCATCTCCTAGCTCATCAGCCCGGGGTGTGTAGATGTACGTGATACCGTTGTCCTGAGCAATACGGGCAGCAACCATCGCTGCTAATGTTTTACCAGTACCATAGTCACCACCCAACAGGATGCCACGTTTAATCTTGATACCGTTCTGGATACAATCCAGTGCCCGTTCAATCGGTGTAAACAGATTGGCTCGGACAGAGATGGCCAGATCATCATTCAAGATCAGGTTGTCACGACTTACATTTTCCAGATCCAGGAATTCTGGTTCAGGCATTGGGATAGATTCACCGTCAGCATCCCGGAAGCGAATCTTAATAGCTTTACCGCGATACAGTGAATTATCTTTCAGATAATCACGGAGCTCATTAAACAGGCCACGAACAGTGGCTTCATCTTTGCGTTTTACTCCAGCATTTAAAGTGAAGATAGCCCGGCCAGCAGAGTTCTTAGCCATACCGGTCATCAATATACCTTCAACATTAGGCAGTTGAAATTGTCCCCAAGGGACATCCACTTTTGTGTTAACCCCTGATGGGATCTGCAGGACCTGTGGCTTCTGGGAACCAAACATTGAAATGATTGGTTTGCCTTCCTGCCAACCGTAGCGATTCTGAATAACCTGGCTGAGGCCATAGGCACCATCGAATGGAAATACATCGAACTTTTCCACCAGATCAACCATAGTTTCTTCATATTCTGCACGTCTGTGCAGCAGGTTTATAGCAGCTTCCAGAGACAGCCCTTCAGGTAAGACTAACTTTTCACCATGGTGGACAATTTCAGCAACATGCGTACGTTTTGTATCTTGTAAATTCTTGCTCATGAGTTTTCCTTCCTCAAATAAAAGTTAAAAAAAAATACCCACAAAATGTGGGTAAGAGTTATCCCGGATTTCGGACACGAGCCGGGCCTCGTTGTGCAGTATCAACCCAAGTAAAAACCAGGGAACTGTAGTTGATACATAGTCCTATCCCATTGGCAGGGAATTAGGTGTCAAAGGGTGGAATCCAACCACCGACCTCAGTTATGTTCTACCAACTGAACTACCAGCCCGAAGGCTGGGCGGGAGTTGAACCCGCGACCGTAACCACGCTCTCGCAATGAGCTACTTTGACATATAGGTCGGAAAGAGTGGATTTGATACCACTGACCGCCTCGCCTCAAGTGAGGTGCTCTACACTGAGCTACTTTCCGTTAATAATTGAAATGAACTGTTCGCTACATAGTCTGAGTGTTTTTAGGATCTTATGCCTCTGGTGTACAGGGACCTACCGCCTTACCGGCTCGACACATTCACTTGTACTTGCAGGAGTGCCCTAACTGCTACATTTCAAAAAGGTTACAGAGGCAGGAGTCGAACCTGCGGCCTTAGCTATGTAATCTCAGAAGAGATTACCGGGACTCGAACCCGGACGAAGCCGATGAAGGGCCACTGCCCCGCAACGACTTCTTGACCAGTTAAGCTACGCTCTACACACTGAGCTACTCTGCATTAATCGACTTCTATTATTTCTTTATATGACGAGCGTAGTCAAGCTTCTCGGCCATATTCATGGTCATAAGACTGACCATATTTTGTAACTCAACATTAGAACCAGTAGGTGTTGCGCCACCTGCTCCACCGGAAGTGAAGACAGTAGTTGGCACTTTACGTACTGCAAACGCATCAGCCCAATATTTCTGGATACGTTCTTCTGTAGCCAGTTTCTGAGTCAGTGCATTATCTGCTTGAATCACTACACGTTTCTTATAAGCTGCAGCATCAGCCAGTACTTCAATTGATTTGGCTGAAATCTCATCACGCAATAGAACTTCAGCTGCAGTTGCTTTCTCAATACGAGCTTGTTCCAGCTGTCTGCTTGCAGTAATAAGTGCTACAGCTTTAGCAGTCTCTTGCTTGGTAGTCTGAGCAATCTGATCCTTCTTCCAGGTAGCCTGTTCTTCAGCAACAATACGGTCACCTTTGGCAACTGCCAGTAACTGTTGTTCCTCTTCCTGGATACGCTGTTCCCGGGCAATAGCACGGTCAGCAGAAGCCTTCTGTTTCAGTTTCATACGATCACTGAATTCCCTGTTAGGGACAACATCAGTAATACGTGATTCAACTACAGTAATACCAAGAGCTGCATATGATTGTGCTTTACGAATAGGTATACCAGCACGATCTACAATCTTTTCAACAACAAAGATTACTTTATCAGTAGTACCAAAGTCTTCTTGAGCTGTACCTTTAGAGGCATCAGCAGAACCAGAGGTAGTTGGGGCTTTCTGAAGTATTTCTTTACGTTGTACCAGGTAAAGTCCATTTTTCAACTGTTCTTCAAAATCGATATTGAATTCAGTACGTTTACCAGCAAAGTAATCTTCAGCTCCCATTAGCGCTGCGTTCGCCTGCAGCGTTTCGCGGAAGGCGGGTAGCAGCGTTGTACGAATCAAATTATCAGGTGAACGATACTGACGCGCTATGTCCAGAAATGATGGCTCATCTGCTGGTAACATAAATCTTGCTGTAGCAGAGATTTGTGAATCAACCTGATCCAGAAAGATGGTACGTACTGGACCAAGAATTGAAGATGTCATATTGTCATTTTCATTTTCAGCTTCAGTACTGTCTTCATTAACACCTTCATATTGAGCCTTAGCCACAATGGACATGGACTTTTTCCATTTGTTATAACGACCAAATAAATAGATGTTGTAACCAACGTCATCAACTCGTTTTTCTTGACCAGTAATTGTTCTGACGTGATAGTAATAACCAGGTTCAGCATAAAAGAATATGCTGTTAAATAAACCTAAAGATAAGAAGATAGCAAAAGCCCCTATAGCAATACGGGAAGCTACTTTAAAGGGAAAGGGAATAGGAATAACCTTTTCTGCAATGCCGTCTGCAGTGCGATAACGTTTTGTATGTTCTTTAGGAACAAACCGAATGAACAGTACGAGAATTACAAAGATAAATGCTAAAAAATAAAACATAAGACACTCCATGATTTAAGAAGAGGTTGTGGGGGCTGGAATCGAACCAGCGACCTCAGAGGCGTTTGATTGGTAGTCTCTGCGCTCTCCCAACTGAGCTACCCCACATTAAAAGCAGAGCCCAAGGAAGGATGGGCTCCGCAGTGCTTCAGCGCTTTTAGGATCCACACTTATTCCGAAGCCGAACATAGTGCATCACACTTAAAGCGCTTTGAGGCGCTCTTCGATCTCTTCAACAGAAAGACCTTCCAACTCTTCATCTTTCTTATTGCTGAGGATACCGAGTAACTTCTTACGCTCATCAGCTTTCGCTTTGGCGTCTTTATGGGCTTTGTTCTCGACGATTTTCACATCGATAACATGTTTCACCAGAGTAAATCCAAGCTCTGCAGCTTCATCTACATTTGTGGCTGTTTCAACAAAGCTGGTTGCAGCAGTGGCTTCCATACGTCCGTGAAATTCACGGGCCATGTCATCCAGGTTGAGCCGGCCAGTTTTACTGGTTAAGGGTAGATCCCATAAGTCTTCAACAGTGAGTTGACCCATATGGGTGTCAAAACGTACCTTTTTACGGGACGCTACCTCAAACACATTTACTTCGTCTGACATACTGTTCTCCTTAGAACGTGATTTTGATGATATGGTTAAAAGATCCAGTTACCTTGCAGAACACATGGTTCCGCTGAGTAGATGAAAACCCCAAACCACTGAGTTGGTTGTCAGAGGCTGCTACCCTCATCCTTGTTCCGAGCATTTCGAACACCTTACGGTGATCATTCAGTTCATTGGACAAGAACTCGTTATAAAAGCCTCGAACCTCCCCCGCTTGCAAACATCCTTCAAGAATGAAGAACATATGCCGATTTCCGGTTGCATTACCGTCCCAGTGATTCGGAGAGTTCATTACCATGGCTACCTTCGTGTATTGCATGGTGTTAACGCCCCACAGTTCTTTAGAAGCTACTGTAGAGGGCAACATTTCCTTGAATCTAACGCCAGTCGCATGGCTATATTCGATGGTGGCAACCTTTACGGTTTCGCCACCAGCTAAAACCTTGGCGTATTCAAACGAATGGATCTCTCCACCGTATTCAATCTCACAAGAGAAGCCTTCCTTACTACGGCTACCTGAATAGTTATGAACGTTAAATTGATAAGTCCCCTCACGCATTTTACGTTCATCTGTCCAGGTAATGTTCTCAACAGCTACTTTGCCATTAGGACTAACAATATCTACGTCCAGCCGGCCAGAGGACGCATGTACACGTTCTTTGTTTTGAAAGTAAATGTGAGAACCCCCTGTTGGCTCAATGCAGTGTGCATCAAAGTCGTTATTGTTCTGACCACTCTCGTTCCATTGAAGAGAGTATCGCAGTACGCCATCAACTTTGCCTCCGGCTGCCTTCACCCGTTCTTTCATTGAGTCAGCAACTTCACCGTTATATGTCCACGAGAAGTTGTTGTCCCATTTCAGCATGTTTTTAGCTTCAGCATCCATAGGAGCAACCAAGCTCATCAGGTTACCCTGGTGACGGTTTTCCATAAGAATTTCAAGCGTAGTAGCATGCGGAAGTATGTCTGTCAGGAAGGTGTCTATGTCGACCTCTTCAACCTTACTGAGAGACTGTAGAGAGATGGCTTTAGAGGCACTTAACAGGTCGAATGCGCCATCTTTCATTGTTACCCTGGCATCCCTATCAGCATATAGTACATTCGTGACAGAGATGTCTTCAGTGACTGCAAAACGACGTGGTAATGCATCGGTATAACCGAGCTCTTCCACATCTTTCTGAGCCCTATCGATCATGCTCTGAGTAATCAGAGCTTTTGGACGTTTGTAATTGGCTGGAGCCACCATGGCTTCGAAAGTTCCCACGGCAGCATCCAAGGGTTTCCCTTCTGACAAATCAACCAGAAGTGTACCAATTGAAGTATTACGGAGCCTTGCAACTCCAATTTGATTACTGCGGGCTACCGACCAGCAGAATAATGTTTTACCCTCTGTAGAAGGCACTCTTTCATAAGCAGTTTTGAAACCAAGAAAGCTTTTAATAGTGTCCCGGTGCTCTTCACCACGGTAGAGGGATTTTTGTTCAATCAATTCCAATACCATATTGAGGGCATCAAATGAGATTTCACGAAGACCTCGTTCAAATACTTCTTTTGTGGCTCGGATTTTACCGATCCTGGAATCGATGTTGGCCTTTGCTTCCATACATGAGTGAGGGAGATCTACATAGAAATGTTCCCATGCTTCTACTTCACCATCAGGACTCTGCCCGTGAGATTTTGCAGTACCTGCGCTGGAGTCATAATGAAAGAAAGGACGTACGATAGCGGCATCTCTCATCAATTTAGACATTGCCATACACACTGCATTGTAATAAGGACCTAAGTCCAGCGTGGTATCCCATACTGATACACGTTCACCATCTACAATGGCAACAACGTTACCTATTAATCGGATGAACTGTTTGCAGCATTGGCAGTCATGGTCACGGCGTTCACGAAAGATTGGATTACTTCCTTCAGGAAATCCACTCAAGTACGTATCCCACATTTCATCTTTGGAGACATCAACCTTATACAGGTGGTTTCCTCCGGCTTGCATTCGCTCAAACTGAGCTGCTACAGCATCTTTTATTACATTAAATTGTAAGTTCATTTTCCTTCCTTTTCTTGATAAGGGCGTACCTTAAACAATGGGCAATTGTCGCAAGTACAGTTTTTTACCTCGTTTGCAAAGCCCGGGTTAATTTCTTCGTAAGTGCAGCCCATACAGTGGGCACACATTGCATTTATAGAGGCTCGCAGAGAGCGAACCTTACTGTTCGCAAGGCGAACAATAGGGTTAAATTCAGACATTACCCTTCCTTATCAGTGTCGTCTTTAGCTGCTTTATTTTCAGTAGCAGCATCCATTAGTATTTGACAGCTGGTATCAATACTAATAATGGCGTGTTCCATTAAACGTCGTAGAGCCATGTAATGTTCATAGAGCTTTTTGTAGAGTTCATTGTGCGCATCCTGCAATTGTTCCATTGCAGATTTGTTTTCATCAGACATAAGAGTTCCTTAAAATTGAATGCCAACCACCTGCTCCATAGTCAGTCTCAAGGGGGGGAGAGGTAACTATGAAGTACAGGTGATTGGCAAAATTGAAGTCCCGTTTTCCACACCGGTGGGACAAATACCGGCTCATGGCTACGTGGAGCTATAGCTTCATTACGTTCCATAACACTAAGGCAGCCAGGCCAGTACCAACTAATAAAGCAAATATAGGAATGGCTGTCCATAATCCAATAGCGACTATTATGAAGAGGAAAACAAATAAGGCCTGCATGATTAAGAACTAAAAGGCAGAGTCTTCTGATCGTCGCTGAAAGGTTTTTCTTTTTCAGCAGCACTGGCATCAGTTTTTGGTGTAACTGAGTCGTCTGGTACTTCAGCGACATCATCTACGATGTCAAGATTTGCAGTAACATTTTGTGGATTACGACCCACTTGGAAATCAATTTCAAGATGCTTTCCCTGTAGGGTGAAGTATTTGGTATTGATGTAATGGGTGATGGCTTCTTCGACTTCCACCTCTTCTAAAATCATTTTCATGCGTTAATTCCATATTTGATAGATAAATAATGAGCGATCATAAGAGCATCTGCCCTCCCATCCAAAAGACCCCCTTTCGGGCCATTGAGTTCGGCCTTTGGATATAATTGGAGGGCAGTTGCTGCGATATGCCTTTTCTTTTGAGGAGAAGACATACCTTTCTTAAAGGTAATACCACATACTTTTTGCCACACTTTTGGTTGAACCAATTCAACACCGATCTCGGTCATGTCAGCGACAGTTCTGACTTGTCCTAAGTTAAACCCAAATTGGAAATTGCTTTTGGCGCTCATTCCATAGAGGGAGTGCACATCTTCTACAGCGATTAAATGTATTGGATCGAGTGCGTGTTGAGTTAGTAACCATTGGTATAGCGATAGTGCACTACACTTTAAGTTTGGGGTTGGTTGGAAATAGTGAATCTTCCGTCGAGTATCCAAGAGGCAAATGGCTCCACTTGCCCCTGGATCTATTCCAACAAACACGGCCATTACGGGAACAGAGCTTTAGTTTCAGTACCAATACCTGCAGCAGCAGCATCAGCTTCGATACTGTGTTCTACAGGCTTATACTTGTCCCGTACATAGTCGGCAGGAAAGCTGTCTTTCCACTTCTTCAAGTATGCAGGATCAGTAGCTTTAGCTGACTTCTCTGCATAAGTCAGGCCGGTATCTGCATCGAAGAATTTATTAATCTCGTTGTAGAACCGTTCTGTAGAAGTGGGATGATAATTATCATCATCACCTTTGACCTGCTTGTTATCACGTACTTTAAAGACACCAACTAGAATCGGTTGATCCATCAAGCTGGTAATAACCTGGACAGGAGTGTTTTCCTCTTTCTGGGTTTTACCATTCCAAAGTTTAACAATCTTTTCTTCAGAATCTGCTTGCTGCATTACACGTCCATCAACTAATTGATGGAGATTGTCTGCCATTTCCATACCAGGCAACTTGTGCTTAACACCGTTTCCATCTACATACGTATTACGCTGACCATTGGACTTCTTAGTTGTCATCCATAAGGTCTGACGCATTTCTGGTCCGGTGCCATCAGCATTTTTTAGATGCAGATTTAAACCGAATGCGCCGCCTGCTGACTCAGATAAAAATGCCAATTTAATGGCCATCTTCATCAGCCCAGTATCCTGAGGTCCAAAACCTGGCAGCACGTCGCCGGATTCTTCGACATCATTATCACTGGCAAATAAATCAAATGTTGTACTCATATATTTTTCTCTAAAATTTAAGGTTACTAT